ATCCACTTCGCGGGCAATCCGCAGACAGTGATCGAAATGGCCCAGCGTAAACGCGGTGTGGGAATCGGAGCCGAATGCCAGCCGTCCACCCGCATCACGCACGGCGGCGGCGATAGCGCGGCAGTTAGGTTCGCTGCCCGAACGCGAATGGGTAAAGGAGGAGTTGTTCAGCTCCAGCGCCACGTCGTAGTGCGCTGCGGCCTCGGCAATCGCCGGGATATCAACCGGGAATTTCGGGTTGCCGAAATTAAATAGTACACATAATTTTTTTTTCGTGATAAATGCTTTTTCCATCAAAGTACTGTAGTACTTAGCGGTTAATAAGGAACCATAATCTATGAAAAGGTTAGTCAAACATGGCTATAAACAAGCGGAGCATCTACAAGATTAAGCTGATGAACATGATGACGAAACCATACCGCCTGAAGTGGCAGGAATCATGATTGATCCGGAAGTGAGCCTTCAAGTCACTTAGCGTATCCATCGAGGTTTGAGTCAGTACGATGTAGCGGAAAAGTTAGGTATCTCTTAGAGTGCTATCTCTTAGTTAGAACATGCAAAGAGTAAGCCACAAAAGAAAACTCGTGAACGGCTTGCAAAGCTCTATGATTTCCGTCCAGAAAAATTACTACTCAAAAAAAATAAAGACCACCAATAAGGTGGCTTTTAAAAAATTGAATAGAGCTCTAAAGAGTAACTTAGTCTTGATTAATCTCTGCGAAAGTCAATACTAACTGCTTGGCTTTTTCATCAGGCATGAAATGAGAGTAGAAATGAACCATTTCTTCCATCATATTATCATCTTCATCACTTACTAATGCCCAATTAATAGGCCTTTTTCGATTCAACCCTTCAAAGTTATTAATCAACATTAAGTCACGAAGAAAACCGTATATATTATTGTCAGGTGTAAGCTCGTTGGATACCTTAGCATAATTTTTAGGGATGGAATCTGCAAGCACCTTAAAGCTTGACATTTCAGCAAACTTTAACTCCTCAATGATATCTTTAGTTATTTTCCCTCCCCAAGCTTTTACTGGCTTAAGGTTTAGCCCTATTTTTTTAGCAAATTGATTAACAAATTCCTTGAGGTTTAGTGAGTTTATTTCTTGTGAGAAAAACTGTTCTAAACCGTTAGACTTTATAGATTCTTTATACTCTTCGATTGAGTTTACTATTTCAGAAAAACCTTCATCAGCAATCTCTAACATCCCTGAATACAAGTTAATCTTTCGCTGTATCTGCAACGGTAGGTTAGCACCTAGTTTATAATTTCTATCATGCGTCAACTCAGCCCAAGCATGTTGTAACATTGTTCTGACTTGAATCTCGCAATTTAATTCAGAGATATATTCATACTCTTTTAATGCGTTCCTTTTCTCACCTATATTGCAAACATAGTGCACCGATCTATAACCAATTTTATCTGAGGAAAGCCTACCTTCATTATCAGTACTATTCTTATAATCTATGCTAAAAGTGGACTTTATAATATCACTTACTTTCTCTATATCAGACTCAAGGTACAAAATCACTCTCACACCAGAAATATCTGTAAGCTCAACCATAGGATTTTTATAACTTTTTCGTTCAACTTTCTCAAATATCCCTTCTTTGGTTTTGGTTCTGTAACTTACTGAAAGGTATTCCACCTTATTTTGCTGCAAAATATTCTCAATAATAAACGCTATATGTTTACCTAAAAGCTCAAATTTAGATAAATTATCATCAATCCAAGAATTGAAATCTTCTTCTTTCATTTTTTATTTCACCTTAAAACTACATTTAAATAGAATTCTTGTAATCACGTCACATAACCCAAATTAGTTGATCATTAGCTATCACCACTATATTCCATTTATGTAAGAATATTTCAACTATTAATTTTAGTAATCAAAGTAGTGTTTGTACTTTCGATAGCGGTACTGAGCGATACAGATAACCCTGAACGCCCCACACCCCACTTTCAAGCAAGATCGGCAGTTCCTCAATGTACTCAACGCCTTCTGCTATCAATTGATTACAGCTATATCTAATGACACTTAGGTTGTTTTCAATGCATTCTATTTAAGATTTGAATTATCACAAAATTTTAAACTATATGATAATTTTCAAGAGAAAATGAAGATTCATCCCCTTGTAACTAACCATTAAGAAATGTTATAAATTCCTTGCCTTAAGTGTAGGCTTAGGGGTGATGTACAGTTTGTCAACTCCCGGCCAGCGACCTTCGCTGCACACCGACCAGAGGCTGACCAACAGGTGGACGATGCTCATTATGGTCTCCGTCAAGCTGATTACATTATACAGTGTTTCTAACATTTGCGGTGAAATGCATCTCTGGCTCACTTGTGAATCAGTATGTATGAGAAGGTTGGATAAAGACCACTTTGTTAAGCCGGGGCAATGTTTTTCTGAACGACCGCAGTTCGAAGTTGCCCCGGTTTCACAATTCTGAGAACTCATAAAATGGAATCTCGTGAACATCCTTGGTTCAGGAAACGCGGCTATTTGCATTTCGACAAACCTATTCCTTTAGAACATGCTTTAGATATTGTTACTAACCCTAATACGGTTGCAACTCATTCATTTCTTCCTTTTATTAACTTTACGTCTACAACTATCAAAGTGCATAAAGATAAGATTACGAAAGTAATTGCAAAAACGCCTAAAGAAAGGCCTATTGCGTATTCATCGCATATTGATAGTCATATCTATTCTTATTATGCAGAAATACTTGATTATCTCTATGAAGAACAGTTACGTATTAACAACATAACAAAAAATGTATTAGCCTTTAGAGCGTTAAGCAAAAGCAATATTGAATTTGCTAATGAAGCTTTTCAAGAAATAAAATTAAGAGGTGATTGCAGTGCAGTGGCTTTAGATCTATCGAAGTTTTTTGATACCCTTGATCATTCTTTTCTAAAAGATGCTTGGTGCCGATTGCTTGCTACTGATAAACTTCCTAAAGATCATTATGCTGTATTCAAAGCTATCACTAAGTACTCTAAAGTTGATAAAGATAAAGTTTATGAACTAATGTCTATCCCTAAAAATAATGCTAAACATGCAAAAAAAACCAAGAAGCAGATTTGTTCTTTTGCAGATTTTAGGGAGAAGGTAAGGAAATCAAATTTAATTATATCAAATAAAGCTAATTTTGGAATACCGCAAGGTTCACCAATCAGTGCCCTACTATCAAACATCTACATGTTAAATTTTGACATTGAAATGAATGAATATGTTTCATCATTAGGTGGAGAATATTTCCGCTATTGCGATGACATGCTTTTTATTGTGCCTGCACACGAAAAAAACAATGTAGCTGGCGAAGCTGAAAAGCGATTGATTAAACTTAAAGTTTCTCTAAACGTTAAAAAAACTGAAATCAGAGAATTCAAGGTTACTCCAACTAAAATAAAATGTGATAAGCCTTTGCAATACTTAGGGTTCATTTTTGATGGGCACAATATATATCTTCGCTCCTCTTCATTATCACGCTATTCTGATAAAATGAAACGTGGTGTTAAGCTTGCAAAATCGACAATGAAGCGGAAGAACAAAATAAGAAAAGGAAAAGGCTTACCTAGCAAAGAACTGTTTAAAGAAAAAGTTTATGCACGTTATGCCCATGTTGGAAAGCGAAACTTTTTAACTTATGGTTATCGTGCATCACGAATAATGAACTCGAACACAATCAGAAAGCAGTTGAAACCATTGTGGGAAAGGTTACAAAAAGAAATACAAAAGTAACGTTAAAGAAAAGATATGTGATGCTCTGTACTGTTTTCAGAACATATTCCCTGTGGTGGTGGCGACGTGGAACACATTAGTGATTTTACTGTTTAAAGTAGATCTGTCACGCTTCTGAAGCTATTATCAAGTATAACCTGTGTGGCTACAAAGGATTAGTACCATTATGAATCAAGACTTTACTTTCCCTAAGGGCAGTAAGACCAAGAGTTCCAGTGATCCCTGCGAAGATAGTTTCGTTCAAGAGTACTTTAAAAATCCTTCTGCAAATCTATATTTGAAAAAGCTGCTGAACAACGATAAATCATATCTCACTAATGGGGATTATGAGAAACTCAAAGAATCATACGATAAAGCACATGATATTAGAAAATTTGAAATAGAGCTTTACTGGAAAAGGACTACCTATGTATGGACATTGATTTCAGCGTTAATTGCTGTCTGTGGCGTATTATTAGCCGCCTATTATAGGGCCAGCCCTCCCGCCGCAGAAGACAAATCACTTTTAATTATAGTGGGAGTAATTGCTGCAATTGGTGTGTTCATAACTATCATTTCATCGAGGATTTTAAAGAGTGGTGAATATTGGAAAGAAAATTGGGAATATCATGTCAATATGTTAGAGCCATTATTTTCTGGCAGGCTATATGCTACTTTAATCAATACTGAAAAAGTACGTTACTCGATATCATCACTTAATCACTCAGTTTACTACTTTTTCTTGGCAGCGTGGCTGCTTCTTGCAGAAGGAATTTACATTGCATTTGCAAAGCCTTCCGATCTAGTTGATTTATTGATTCCTCTTGGTGCATATTCCTTTTTTGTAATTGCAATAATAACCCGCATCGACCAAAAAACAAAAAGGGAAACAAAAACTGTTGCGGCACATATTTCTCAATGGGACATAGAAATTATGAGCGATCAAATTGAACAAGATAAAAAGAGAAAAAAATCTAGCCTTTATAAAAAATTAAGCCTTGTTAAAACCATTTTGTGGATAATATTGCTAGTATTCTGGATAGCAATTTCAGCAAGCATCCTGTTCTTCCTTTTTACAAGATAAAAAAAGGGGATACCACATGGTATCCCCTCTTCTATTTGCCGAATTTGTGTATGTATTTTTGTATTTCTTCTTTGTTAGTCATAGTACCCGCAAGTAGTTCACTTTCCATCAAACGCCTTGTATAGAGGCCGTAGCACAACTTATTAGGCTTACCCTGATGGTACTGCGAGCAATCATAGTAGTACTTACCATTCCTGTGTTCCCAACGTCCTTTAGAATAATCTGGCTTCTTCTGCGAGACGTAACGCCATTGCAGTACTGCCTTACTTGCTTGTGCATAGTTACCTTCTGCAAGCCGCTTTTTTACTGTACTGCTATTCGCTGCGTTTATACCTGTGTTATAGGCGAAATCCAAAAAACCTACAGTTGTTGAAACTGGCATTACTGGTAGGTTGTTCAGTACTACTGTGTACTTATAAAGTGTCTTATCAAGCAGCACATCACACTCTTTCTTTGTATACTCTTTTTGAATGGCCTCTGTCATTTGTGGTACATAGCCATAACATAGAGTCGTAATACCAATAGGATCTTTATACGGCGAGTAACTACCGTTAGGATTCATTGATGGTAATCCTTCAAAGGTTACTACGCTTGTTCCAAACAGAAATATTACCCCTGCACTTATTCCCTTAATTGTGCTTTTTAAATCCATCCATAGACTCCGTTTTTAATATCTTGAAGTCAGTTATATCAGTACAATCATGAATCTTTCCATCCACTACTACACATTGAATATAACTAATTTCTTTAGGCTCTGTTTGTTTACTATTGTGTGCAAAGAACAGAACAGAACCGATAACGATAATAAGTGCGATAACAATCTTTTTCATATAAACCTCTCATTAAATCAAAAAATCAGGAATGAAAGTTATTTTCCTTTCCTGATATTATTTAATGAATTAATGCTAAAAAGAGGTTCAAATGAAATGAGTTTATTGTTCTTTTTTATCTTTGTAATACTTTCTGATTTTCTTATACCATCCATATGAGAACTGTATAAACTTCACCAAATTCATCACAAACAAAAGCACTGCACCTATGGCGAGAATGATTGTAACCCATCCGCCTAATGTTACTCCCAAGAAAGCTAAGTTAGAGATTTGAGTACTTGTTAATGCTGCTGCAATTCCTTGATGTGTTAGTTGGTCAGTAATACATGAACCGTATACTGTTATTGCTGTAATTACTTCTTTATCTGGTAGCATCCCTGCCCCCTGGTTAAAGGGGTAATCATTACCCCTGTAGTTTATTATTGTTATTCACTGAATCAAGGTAGGCATTAACCCCATCACTTAGCTTTGAAGTATATGCCGGATCATTTAACCCCCTCCATCTTTGAACAAGTTTGTTATAATCGCCGCCATTTTCTGAATCTAAGATTTCAATTATCTTTTTGGCAATTGAGTTATATGTTTTTCTAAATTGTGGCGTACTACCCATAACGCCTTTCTTACCATACCCAAAAGTAGGATCATCAGGACGTGCAGCCATCACCTTAGCCTGGTCAATAAAGTTGTTTGCATACTCAAGTTCTTCACTGGTGAAGTACTGCGAGTAACGTGAAACCATATCTTCCATCAAACTACCGGTAATCTGTGCAGGGCCATATGCAGTACTTGTACCGCCTACAGTACTATCCGGTTGGCCTGTACGTATCCACGGATCTTTAAGCCCGCCAGTTTCAGCATGAACAATACCGTTATACAACGCCTCGTTACGTAAGCTGATTTCTGGTGCAGTACTTTTCTGTGCTTCAGCTTGAGGTACTTCTACAGGCTGAGGTGTTTGAACAGGTTCAGGTACGGATTGGGGCTGGCTTACAGGCTTTTTAGACGATTTATCAATAGTACTTGCACCACGTCCTAATGCCTCTGCTGCTTCCATACTGCTATCAATCACCTTTTGGATCATAGGTACGTTTTTACGTGCAAGAGCTTCCATATCCTTCTGAGAGAGAGAATTCCAGTACTGTACCGCCTGGTTGTATGTATCAATATCAGCCTGGCTTGCAAAACTACCTGGTGCAGTAGTTTGAGATACACGTTGTGCCTGTAGCCGCTGCATCTCTTTTTCAGCGAGAACATCAGTCATGTTCTTGCCCTTACTACTTTTCAGATAGCTTTTGAGTGCTAACGACTCTTGTACTTTTGCAGCGTTATCTGGCTTTGTTAACCAATCAATGTACTGGCTCGCCTTGCGGTTAGTACCGCGTAAGCCGTCTACCACGCCCTCAGTGATCGCTTTTCTTGCCCCTGCTCCTGCAAGGTGTCCAACAAGATACCCTCCAGGCCCACCGACGACGCCACCAAGTACACCTGAACCCCAGCCGATACCACCGCCTAAATTGCCGTACCAGAAGGTGTTACCGGGATCTTTAGGTTTAGCACGTAGCTTAGTAATATCAGACGCATCAGAAAGGGCACTGTTAATTGATTGCTGAACAGGTGCATTTGGTAATTTACTACCAGCGGCAATAAGTTCATCTGAGGCACTACTTTGTACATCGGAGTTACGTAGTACTTTGGCAAGAGTACCAAAGTTCATTTGACCAGAGGTTTCAGCTTTCTCTACTGCACGATTACGTACAGCAGTACTTAAGCCCTTCCCTAATTTGACTGCGTTTTTACTTACATCTGGAGTGTTATTAGTTGCAATACGACCAAGTACAGAATCTTTTACGTTATTAGTATTAAATTCACCTGAAGTTGGATTGAAGAGTTTATTTTCTGCGGCTTGTTCATTTGGGTCATTGGCAATCTTACTGAGTACTGATTTTTTACCAATAGCATTTACACCATCACCATAAAACTCATCAGCCTCACGATATAAGCTACCAGCAGCAGGACTAATACTACTGATCGTTGCATCAGCTTCCTGTTTCAATCCTGATAGTACTTCACGAATAGCATCTCTACTGGTGTAATCACCCTGACGAAATGCAATGTCTGATTTATTTGTGAGTGTGCGTTTCCATTTATCCAAATCCTGAATATTGCGTAGATCTGCTTTATTGAAGTTCTCCAGAGTTCTACGTACTTCTGGACTTAGATTCACATCACCCATACGTTCGTTTTCATCAAGATGGTACTGAGCTACTTGCTTAGTACGAGGCATCTTGAGTTGTCCAACCTGAGCCTGATCCAGTAAATCCTGTGCTTCATTCGCTCTCGCAGTATAGAGTTTTGATGCCTCTTTATGGAAATCATTACCCAACGCAACGCCTGCATTTTGTAATGTTGTGGGGCTTACATTCACATCATCAATAGCACTTTTAATGGCATCGCCAGTATCAGTAGCTGCATTACGTTGTGACCAGATTGAATCATCCTTGTTGAGTGCCCTACGTTCAGCATTGATGTAACGACTGCCTGTATCATTGAACACCTGAGAAGGCACGAGAAGTGAGTTACCAGCATCATCAGTAGTTGCAGCATTAAACGCCTTCTGTGCTTCCGCACGTGCAGTAGGATCGGTGATGTTGCTTTGAGTAATGTTCTGTACTGTATCTGGATTCGTTTTATCGCCGTATCTGCGTAACATAGCTGCGTCTTTAGTGATACCAAGTGCAGGTATATCTAACCCCAAATCAGCCAGTTTGTTACCAATACCGGAACCTAATGCAGTTACCCCTTTAATAAGATAAGGTGCTGCTGCACCGCCTAACGCACCAAAGCCTGCACTGGTAGCCAGTTCACCGCTATCAAAAGCATCGCCAGCAGTTTTATCACTTACCGCTGCATCTGTTGCCTGACCAGCTAATGTACTTCCAGCGGTTAGTGCAGCCCCGATACCCAAACGAGCCAGTAGCGATGTACCACCTGTAACCGGTAGTGTTGCTGCAAGAGTTGAGTACTCTGCGAGATCTTTTGCATCCTTACCCATTGCCAGACTACCAGCCAGATCAACTTCATCCATTGGGTACTGTTCAGGGTTCTTAGCCTTCAGTGCCTGAGCCTGCGGTAAGTACTCTTCAATCTGCTTCTTACGAGCCTGGAACAGTTCTTCTTCATCAGGATTACGATTCTTACTTTTGAAATCTTTGTACTGACCAGCGTAATCAAATGATGTAGCCCCATCCCAAATAGCACCGTTTCGGTCTGTGAATTTTTGGAGTAAAGAACGGTTATCAGCACCGCTTGGTGAACCTAATGATCCATCCGCTGCGGCCTGATGTAATGCGTTTTGAGCATTAACTAACTGAGCATCGATAGTACTGGCAGTATCAGAAACGGGTAATGCATTGGAAGTAAAATCATTGTAGACAGTACTTACATCATCACCATTCTGTTCAACCTGTGGGCGAATTACTTTATTAAAATAATCTTCAGCAATTGCACGTTGTGTTTCAGGTGTCTCGTTTAGAAAATCCTGACTGTTTTTAATTTCTGACCATGACTTAGCCATATATTCACCTTATTATTAAAATTATTTTTAGGCGGCTATTAACCGCCTTTTCAGGATGATTAATAGCCGTACTTGGAACCGAAGTTAGTACTTGAAGAACTGGAATTAGCAGGTGCAGTACTCACAGGTTGACCACGCTTAGTTGCATTGAACTGTGTTGTATATGCCTGAATCTTTTCCAATGAGTTCTGAAGTGCTTGAGGAGAAGTTTTATCGAGACGAGGCATTGCCTTGAAATACATATCCGCTTCTGCTTTGGTATTGATACCAGAGGCTCCCATTGCTTTCGCATTAGCAACACCGCCAGTTAACATGTTACCGTCTATACGTTGAGCTGCTTTATATGCCTCACGTTCTGCATCAGAACCATGTAATGAACTGTTCCAGTCTGCAACGGTATCTGAACGCCCTGCTACCTGACCGGTAAAGGTATCAACATTACCTGCTTTGATAGCATCCTGAAGTTCTTTAATGTCACCGCTCATCTGTGTTTCTGATGCACTTGGTAAACCACTTACTTCTTTGGCATCCAGTTGTTTCTGCATTTCTGGGCCTGCTGGCTTGTAACCTGTGAACTGACCTTTGCTGTTGAAGTTTGGTACTTGCCATACACCGGTACTGTCTTTCTTAGGTACGTATTCAGTACTGTCAGCCGTAACATTCCCTTGTGCCAGACGTTGGAGACGTGCAGCGGTTTGTTCTGTGACTCGTTGATCAGCTATCGAACGTTGGTTATCAATACGCTGAGTACCCAACTGTACTTGTGCCTGCTGCCACGGGGTTAGCTCTTGTTGTTTAAGTACAGAAGCATCACCAGTACTTTGATACTGCTGTACGCTATCTGGTGTGTACTGGCGATACAGAGAATCACGGTATGCTGCCTTATCATTCCATGCCTGTTCTGCTTGTCTGTCTTCAAGCTGCTGTTGTCTCGCCAGCTTCTGCTGCTGAGTTCTGCTAATTTCCTGTCTACGTTCATCCATCGTCTGTGCGTAAGCATTCATACCACGCTCAAAACCACCCTGATCACCGGCAAGTGAACTACCGAACGCTGAAGCAGATTGTAAGAACGCTGGATTGCTGAATAGGTTTGCAAGATTATCCAGAAAACCGCCAGAACTATTAGTACTCTGAGGCTGTTCATCTGAAGAAGTACTTTGAGGTAAAACACTTTGTGCATTTAAATCGTAATTATCACCAACTGAGTTACCAATGTTGTTAAAAACGCTTAGTGCTTGCTGTTGATCCTCTGGAGTACTTTCAGGATTTTGACGTAGCCAATTATCAAATAATGAAGCCATATTTTATTATCTCCGAAATGGGTTAGTACTGAACTGATTTGTTCCCAAGGCTTGGTTTAGTAATTGTTGTGCCTGAGAATAAGCAGTACTTGAACGTGGCTGATAATTAAAACTGCCACTCTTTGTATGTAATGTTATTTGTGGTGCTTGCTGTTGTTGATTCTGGTTTTGGCTTTGCTGAAGTCTGCTTATACCTTGCTGGATAAGCTGCGGATTAATACCAGAACTACCAGATGAACTTAAACCAGCACTAAAATCTGGTGCAATACCTGATCCTGTCCCACCAAGTACAGTACTTTGGGTAGGTGCATAACTAAGTGCTGAAGTACCTGCACCGCTTGCAATACCCTGTGAACCTGTACCTGCCAGTACTGAGCTGGAAGATGGTGCATAAGCCAATGAACTGCCAGCAGCAGAAAACGGAGTTGCAGATACTGAACCTGCACCGATACCCGTCATGCCAGCAGCACTACCTGTACCGGCTCCAGCAGAAGCAGCACCAGTACCACCGGCTGCACCTCCTGCATATGCACCACCGGCTGCCCATCCTCCAAAGATAGAGGCCACTACCGCCGCTGCTGTTTCTTGTGGGTGATCACCTACCCAACCTTTTATCCCAAAACCTTTTTGAAATAGATCCTGATCTTTATGCTCATTATGAGTATACAAATCAGTAAGTTCGTCCCAGCCCTTTGACGGATCGGTAACTAAGTCCTTACTGATTTTTACTGGATGAGATACAAGATCCCCTACCCGTTTACCAATTTCCCCTAAGAAGTTTCCCATGAGTATTATCCTTCTTAGAGTTTGCTGTAATCGACGATTAAGAATCCAGTACTTGGATCAGTACTTACCGCTTCAGGTTTCTTCTTAAGTACTTCCTGTGCAATCACCCCTCGTGCTGGTTGATTACCTGCAAGTTCTTTACCGCGTTTAGTCCATTCCCATTCATAGACGTTGTGACCGGCTTCAGTTCCTACTTTCCTGATATTCTTCTTCAGGCGTTTGTCAGAGAAACCTTGATAGATTTGTGAAGCAGCCGCCCCGCCAGATAGTAATGAGTTGAACATTGAAGAACCGCCAGGCTGAGTACTGGAACCAGAGGTAGTACCGCCTAAGCCAGCAATAGAGCCAGATATAGGTAAGTAGTACTGAGAAATGAGGTTAGCCAGGTAGTCACGATTACCAGTAGCATCAGTCTGTTGTTGCTGTTGAATGAGTGCTGATAGCTGAGAACTCTGTAACTGTGGAGACAGACCATTCAGTACTGAAGACGCATAGTTACTGCCCTGTGAGTACAACTGATTACCAGTACTGGCAGTACCTGCAAGCCCTGCTAACTGCATGTTAGAGTTATTGCTTAGGGTATTAGCTGCGGTATTGATAGCGTTGTTGTATGCGTTTCCAGTAATGGTGTTAGCGTTGTCAGTTTTCATCTGTGCAGCATCACGTGCAGCGATAGCCTGAGCTACCCCAGCACGAGAAGAACCCGCGTTACCGCCAGCGACCGCATTACGATCAATACCGGTAAAGGTTTGCTCTGTAAGAGTGTTATCAATCTGACGGTTAGCAGCGTCGATCTGTTTGTTAACTAAGTCATTGTTATAGAGACTCGATGCAGCATTTGCTATATCGCCAGTGCTGTAACCAAGTCCACCATTTGCGGCATTCTGATAGCCAGATAAGGCAGACTGTGCAGCACTGTTACCCTGACCAAGCAGACTGTTAGTAGTATTCGTTGCATCAGAACTTACACCGTTTAAACCTTGTAAGTACTGGTTATAAATTGAAGACAGATCACCAGTAGGTGAAATGTATCCTGTTTTTTGAGCCTGGTTATACCAATCACTAACATCACCTAAAATGTCTTTGAGGTTACTTTGTGCTGGTTTCCAGGGTTCAGATGATGATTTTTGTGTAGTAGTTTGAGAACCAGATTTGAATAGAGATCCCATCTTTATTCCTCCTTGAATTATTTTTTAAGGTACAGATAAGTCATCCCTATATCTTTACCGTCTTTTTTATATTGTGTAAGACTCCAGTTTATTTCTTGAAAACCTATTCGCTTAAGTACTTTCACAACATACTTTGTATGATCAGGTACTGATGTGACGATTGTATCAAAAGAAGAGATCTCAAAGATAAACGTAGCAAAGGCTTTTAAAAATTGAGTGCTGTAACGACGCATATAAGGGATTATGTATGCATGTACTTCACAGGTCTTAATGCCACAAATAGTACCTAAATCATCAACTTTAAAAACACCACCAAATTCACCACCAATGCTAATCTGAAATAAACCTTCATGTTCATTAAGGTGATTCATTATATCTTCTTCAGTACAATCATCATGTACTAAGTTGTCGAAAATTCCCGTCTGGTAAAAAAGTTGAGAAACATCTCTGAAACTATCAACATTAAGTACTTCAATTAGCCCTTTCATATCCACAGAGGATGTTGGCTTGTTATTATGATTTTTCCCCATAAACGTTCCTTGTTTTATGTTAGTGTAAATTTCCTCCAAACCCCATCTACGAATATATAGAGTCCTGCACCTAAACCACGGGGATTCCATGTAACCCCGTCTGCATATCGAATCTGTAATTCAACATCTTTAGTTGGTGCATCAAATGTTTTTTCTGTAGCTATGTGTTCGCCTACGCTTGTGAAGCCTTCCTGAATACGGCGTAGTTCTCTTTCAACGTCGAACAGAGAACCAATAGTAGGTGCTGGTACATATACGCTTTTTTTGTTCGCCATTACCTCTTCCCTCGTGGTGTTACATCTATTCCATAGCTGGTTAACGTCCAGTACTCTTTGCTGAATGCTTCAAAGCGGATAGAGATGTACCTTCCTGATACCCTGAAATCTGCCTTTCTATCTACGCCTACCTCAAACTCTACTGACTCACTCCAGGCTGGAGCATCATATGGGTTCTCAGCAACGCCAACTGAAATGAAGACAGTGCCAGTACCGGAGATCTGCGGATAAATGCCCTTCACCATTTTGTGGCTCGTTGCTTCTAAGCCGTAATCGTCAAAATCGATGTTCTGTTTGATAGCGATGGAAGGCAAGTTAACAGAACCGCTTGAACCTTCGTCTACCGCCCACCAATCCAGTTCTTTAGTATTCACAAACAATGAGCCTCTTACGAAGTCCTGACCAACGCCGTTGAAGGTTGTTGGATCATCGTCCATTAGCATTGACTGCAAATCGATTAAGCGATCATTGTCAGTAGGAAGGATGCCGTAACTGATTGTGGTTACGTTTGGTAGTTCACGATAAGTCCATGTATTGCTGTTAAGCGAGTAGATAGCCGCTCTATCCAGTGCTGCCCCTTTTGATGATGGATACAGTACCCATACCTCTTGCTTCGCCGGATATGCCTGTACTTTAACGTTCGCCGTTTCCCCTGCTGACATGGTTTCGAACAGATCGCGTTTAATCTTGTTCTCAATGATGGACTCCCATGTACTGCCGTTGTGGATCACTATATCGGACGTTGTAACTAAGAAGTGACCGCCTTTCACCTGAGCAACACATTCTGGAGCCAGTATTGAAAGGTTATCGAAGATCTTACGGAACGTGAAAATGTCATTACCGCCCACGTAAGTTACCAGGAAGACTTCTTGAGAGGTGTACAGAATGAAGTACTCACCCATTGGCAGACCGTCGATTAGCTTACCTCGTGCTTCTGAGAGGTCATTGAACCCTGCTGAGCCTGTGGTACTGGTAGCGTCCCATGACGGCGGTGCTTCATTTGGTAGTGCTATGTCTGACCAACGGATACGCTGTGTATAGTCAACGCCATCTTCTAACATGCCAATTGCGATTAAGAAGTTCTTGAAAGCACGTAGCTTACTGGTACGCCAGTTAACAGTACTTCCATTTTCAGTACCCCATGCTGTTAGATCTTCAAATCGGTTAGATGTAGGCTTAAACATCTGAGGTACGTTAGATTCATTGGTAAAAATAATTACGTTTGATAATTCAGTACAGAACCATTCATCTGAAGTCAGGTAATCGCCTGTATTACGCGAAACATCGATATTAGCCACACCAGTAGCACGAATAATCTTGTCATGAGTACTGTAAAAAATGTTGCCGTTCTTTGGATATATTTTATTAACCTGATCAGTTGAAGGAATCATTACTGATTCACGTGTACCTGACTTACTTAACCCGCCATTTTCAAAAGAACAATTACGTACTTCAGTCCAGGCATTTGCAGGAGTTTCAAATGGGGGTACATCCGTTATCACCCCATATTGTGATAGTCCTTTTATGACTACTTGTGTCATTTATTATTCTCCTAATAGAAACGGGGATGTTGTATCCCCGTTCTTCTCCATAAGTGGGCGATTTTAATTAACCAGTACGCACCCAAATAAACACAGCAACGAACGGTTGCATAATATTGTGTGCGGCATTACCACCACGCCAGTCTGTATACCTTGTGTTGTAGTTGATCTCGTTGCTACCTTGCCCGACGTGGTTAGAACCACCGCCTGTATTACCACCATAAGCTGCAATACCGCCCGTAGCATGTTGGTGACTTGGCATCTCTGCTTCAGTCAGTACGTGCTGGTACTCACCACCTGCTGCACCAGCTCCATAGTTACGAACTTCACCGCGTGAGTCTGAGGTTTGCCCGACACCGATCAGTACTCGACCTTGTGAGTATGCAGCCCATGTACCTTCCCCAAAGAAATCACGAGGATTGTTACCACGCGAGTAGTTCATATAGATCGAACCTACCGGATACATCATGTTTGTGACGTTGGTACGCATCTGTGCCCAACCGCCAGCCCCAGCATCAAGCCCAGACATTAGGTTCTGTAGTGCTACGTTCCTGTTACCTATATCACCGAGGTTATTAACTTTGAGTAAGTACCGGCCATCGTTGTAAGAACGCGGCTGTACAGCAGTACTGTTTTCCGATGCCTGTACATTAATGAGTGGGCTATTCTGCATATCCCATGCAGTACCATTACGTTTCAAATATGTTTTAAGATTATTGAGTTCATCTGAAGTAATGGTTGTTTGTTTATTGATATTGGGAAATGATTGCTTCATGGTCTTCTTAATTTCACGCAAGAAATCATCGACCATTGAAACAGTATCTACGGAACCTACAGGGTTGTTAGTGTTCATCTCCGAGATATAGTTACTATTATCTAAAGGCATCTTTTAATGCTCCTTGTTATTATTTTTGAGATCCATCTCATGAAAGTACTGGCAAGTTAATGCCAGTACTTTTGTTGTTATTTTCTTATTATTTTGTACATATCCTGCTTTGGCTTCATCTGCTTATAGAGTAAGTACATACCCAAACCTCTGAGGATTTCACCACTCCAGAAGCCAAAGAACATCCCATTGTTCTCTACACCATTGCCGGTATCCAGACGCACAGCCGGACTCCATGAGCCATTCATGATATGCCCTGGTATTCCCGTATTGATGAAGTTACGCTCCAGTTCCCCTACAACGTCTTCAATGAATTCAGGCAGTACTGATAGCGTCGAGCCTGCAAGTACTGCAAAGCATGAACCGGCTAACCATAAACCCGACATATGCCCTGTGAAGTCTGTGGTGTCGAACACACTGCTTCCATCCGTGTTCCAGTCGGTAGGCGTACAGCCATGTTCATTGAACTTCTGAGCTAACCATGTAGCCCAATTCTCTACGTACTGCTGCAACTTAGCCGGTACTGGTTTGTTTTGGATCACCAGTTCATACCAGGCACGTGCAGCAGATGCATATGCACGAGGCTGATAGCCCGCCCACGCATGACCATCCCCCCAATGGAAGAATGTCCAGGTATCAGGTTTACCGTACTTAAGGTTGTCCCAACGGTTCCAGATGTACGCACTCATACCAGGCCCTAACTCCCCAAAGTTGTTGTAATAACTTTGTTGAGATGACCATAAAAAATCGATCATATTATTCAGGTGAGTACTCCATTCGTTGGGTACTCGATCATGGGTATAGATGAATGGGTGCATGTACCCCGGATATGGGCTGCCTCTCCATCCATCGAACTGAATATTGTCTGGAACAGAAATATTACTGAACGGTATAACACCAGGCGTGAATGCTAAATTATTTGATTTGTAATTGATGATTGTACAATCACCTAATTTGGCAGTATGTGCAGCATCACCAGAAATCGTCACGCTGTACTTCATGGTGTAGCCGTCATCCAGTGAGAACGTTGGCGGTACATCATTCAGGCAATACCAGTAGAAGTGAGTTTCAGCATTCTCTACTGGTGTAACAGAGAACTCTTTCAGTACTAAGTATACCGGCGTGGATGGCCTTACCTCAGTATCTGCATGGTTAGGCTGATAGTCTCTTAGTACTAACTGGCTTGAGAACAGATTTTGAGTAACGTAAGTACTGGTAGGCTGTAATGTCCACTGCCAACGCCAGCCGTTATCGTCTTCGATACCAATCTCTACCTGTCTGGTAGCTTTGTAAGTAATGCTGTTCAGTACTGATGTACCTGCATCCAGTAACCAGAAACCGATACCCATACCTGCACTGTCTGATGTGAATACCGTGTGGTTCACTGAACCCTGACGTGATCCAAGGATGTTGTAATCCGTCATCATTGAAGTACTTACATCCGGCTCACCATACGTATAGACGCTACGCAGATCAGCCATGAAATACTCTTTGCCGTTAAGGTCAGTTATAGGTGTGAGAGAGCTAAGAGGAACATCATACGTCTGTACTGCGGTACTGGTACTCTGTGGTAAATCGTACTGGTACTCACGTGCTGATGGATCTTTATCTGTCTTCTGCTGTGAGAGTATCAACCTGATACGGGCACGTAACGGATTACCGGCACTGTCTACCCCGCCATATTGAGTACGTACCTTGGAGTCCTTCGAGATCCTGAACCATACGGCCTGTTGTTCTAAAGTACTTTGTGCCTCTGCACTTTGAGTGATAACTATGTACCCTTCTGAATCACGGCTGTAAGAAGCTTCCTGTTCACTTGGGTAGAAATAGTCATAACTGATACCATCAGTAAAAGGCGATTTGTCATTAGTACTTTTACGGAAGAATCGATCATACAAATCAATTTCAGAATATGATTTACAGGTTTCTAAAGAACATTGCCATGCACGGTAATACACATCCTCGCCAGTAATTTTCCATAACAAATATGCCGCATCTGCAAACCATTGTTCAGCATCGGCTGCATTTCCGAAATTACCTTTAGTTACTGGCACGTTTACCGGCCTATTATGCCATGCAGAGTTAGTAGGCATTAAATATCCACCAAACTCTACCGGTACTTTACCTGTGAAGTTCGTTTTGTAGTTGCCAGTGATAGAAGTATCTTTCAACTGCATAGTACCTTTCTCATCTTCTGAGTGTCCGGTACTTAATACATTGCCGTCCCAATCTATTTTTTTACCTTCCCAATTGATGATCCAGTCAATGTCATACTGTTGACCGTCATTACTCCAGTCAGTACTACCATCTGCTTTCAATGCCTGTACTGAAGCGTTGATAGCATCCCATGCAAGTTCACCTACAAAGGCAAAGGTAGCTTTATCAAGGTACTCACCAAAGTAAGGTGAACCATGAGGTACTTTGGTTAGACCATTTGTATAGGGAAGTACTACACGTTTGAAGCCTGAGTGTGTTGGTGATTCCCAATCGATAGGGTAATTTGCAAGTGATGGTTCCTTACCGTTGATGATCCAGTTACAGATATACATTCGCGGAACGTCTGGTACTGGTTCCTGATAGAAGTGGTCTATGTATGCCTGAAAAGTCTTCTTAGCCATATCAAGCTGCCATTGATCGCGAGTAGCCATGTATGCATAGCAATGACCAAGGATCTGTAACGATTGTCCTTCTGTGGTGGCGTCTCCGTTTGGCTGTGCTTCTTGCATACTTGATGCAATAAAATGACGGTTATTACTCAAAACCATTTGTCCATTAAAAACATAATGCTGTTTTGTAGCATCAATGGTTTTACCCGTATTTCTTTCAAGAAAGTACCTGTGCCCTCTCAAAAGTTGTAATACGTTACCAGAGGAATCTTTATCATTATCCCATATGCTATGTATCATATAATCCTCTTTATTAATTCATGTTAAACCATCCACCATTAAAGAAGCCTAACCATGTATTGCCACCGTCATAGCTGGCGAGTGTCAGTACATCCATTATGTTTGCATCTAATGATAGTTGTGGTTTTCTGTCCTGTGACCATTTCACGTTAGAAGGCCAATTGATGGCACGATCACCAAAAACATCTTGTAGTACTAACAATGTAATCTGACGAAATGCAGACTCACCGCCATAAGGTGCAAAGGTGAGATTAGTACTGGCACGGTCTAACGTAATGTGGAAAACAGATGCCGTACTTGCATCAATTTTGATCGAGTCTGCACCAGCTACCTTTTGTAATTTGTAGTTGGACGCGATTGGAAACGGGTTCGCTTCTGTGTAGTACCGGTACTTAATGCCAGTACTGGTTTTAGCGAAGATTACGCCATCCTCCTGTAGCCCTAAGATAGCCTTAGAGTTACCGTGCATGATCTCTAAATCTGTTGTGAGATTGTTCATACGTAACTCAGAACCATTACCCCCAAATGCCAACCCAACACCCTCGTTAGGTGTGGCGGCGTTGAAAGAGAACAGTCCTGTGATGGTCTGTGCCGAAGTCTTTACTGCTACGTCTGGTTTATTGGTAATGTCATTCCAGCCTGGCGACCATGTTACAGAACGGGCACCAACCATATCTGCCGTATAGTCACCCTTCTGTGGGTACACAGCCCCATGACGCTCATTGAAGAGAGCCACGCCAGCTACAGCACCTGCTGCCAGTTCCATGTAATGCTTTGCCTGATCTGCATCGGCTGCGGCTGATGACTGTGAGTTAGTCGCACTGGTAGCTGCCAGTTCTGCACGCTTGGCGTTTTCCTCACTGCTACTGATCCATTGCGGATCGTCTGTAGCGAGAGAATCGAAAATCCCTGCCATTTAATTTCTCCTTTTTAATAGTACCGCGTGATGTTGTCTGAGTTAGCCCACGTCACTAAAGTACTGCCCTGATATGATTCCCTTAGTAGTTGCTCCTGTAGTCCTGCTAACGAGGTTTCAGCCATGTTACGCCAGTACTGAGCCTGGTCTGGCTGACCGTCAAAGATGTATGCTTGCTCCAGTGCTACCCATAGTAGAAAGTCTGGTACGGCTATCAGATACAGGTTGCTGGAGTTACTTACATCAAGCTTTTCTGGTGCAATGTAATACACCACTTCAAACGCGGTATCAGTACTGACAGCTTTATCCAGCTTGTACATGTTGGATACTGAGGCAAAGGCTATTGGCTGATTAGAGTAGTTCTGTACGTCATAGATCTTTTCATAGGACTGACGATACAGAATCTGATTGTTCGACCGGTTACGGATTGATTTTAATTCCAGTAAGTTTTTAGGTGCAGTCAAATAGTCATAGCCTGCACTCACAGTGAATACATCCACTTTTTCAGCAGCAGGATGACGCAAACGGCGGTCTAATTCAGTTTCTGCAAAGTACACCCACGCTGGAATTTTACTAATGAAATAAGCTTCCTTAGTATCAACGTATTTTTGTACATCCGTGTACAGGTCAGATACGTTTTGGTATTGAGCCATTTTATATCCTTATAAAATAAAAAAGGGTAAGGCACAGACAAAATTTGTCATTATGCCCTACCCTTGAGGATTGGTTTAATTAAGTACTAAGTACTCAATTTAATTAAACTTTAACGTTAGTGATTAGGCCACTTGATTTGAATGATTTATTCTTTAAGCCTACTTCGGTAACGAGTTGACGTGCTTCATAGTCACCAGTTTTAGCGAGTTCGCTTAGGCTATATGGGCGTAGAGATTCTACAGACCACATAGAAGAATCGAATACCATAATGTCGCCAACGCCAGTAGTTGCATCGTACTTAGCCCAACGATTGTTAACTAACTTCACAGTACCAACTGGAGAGGTATAAGTAACAATGTCGTTCACGAGTTCAGTACCGTTAGCAATGTCACGGATACGGCCTTCTTTACCAGAAAGGATTGCAACGATTGCAGTACGAATACGTGGGTGACACATGATGTAGTCAGGAGTACCGCCAGCTTCGAAGATACGTACCAGTACTTCATTCAGGTCATCTTCAGTTACAGCTACTGCTGCTTTATCGATGATGTTTGCTGAATCAACTTGTGCCTGGAAACCTGCGGTCATACGGCCTACAGAACTGGTTTCACCAGTTTTAACCTGACCAGTACCAACGAATGCGAACTCCATATCACGTTTTAGTTCTTTAGCACGTAGCTCAACCTGGTTAGCAAGCTTCTGCTTGTTACCTGCGATAGCGTTAACCATAGAAGAACCGGATAGTTTCACGGTTTTGGTGAAGATCTGAGTGTAGTTATTACGCTCGATTAGTAGATTGTCTACGTGGTCTTTAGCGTCTGCACCTTCTTTAGCTGCGTTAGCACCAACTTTTGCTAATTCTTCTTCAGACCAATAGAAAAGTACGTTATCAACTGTACCTTTACCGATTAAGGTCATGAATGGGGTATCTTCTGGAGAAATGTTACTTACTACATCAGATAGACTCTTATGTTGTGCAGTCATTGCACTTGTATTTTGAAATGCCATTTAATTTATGCTCCCTGCATTAATTATTATTATAGAATTTTCATCAAGAGATCCTGAGTAATGGCAGACTGTGATTTACCTTTAGCTTTTCTCTGTTCTTTAAGACCTTTCTCGATTTGTCGAGACTTACTTTCTTTTTGGTTTGTCTTTTTAACAGGGGCACTCAAATGTGATTTAGACTCAATCTCTTTTTTCTTCTCAGTTTTTACGTTCTTGTTAGTACGTTCCTGTAGCTTCTGGTATTGCATTGCGTCATACACAATGTCCCATGCTTCAGGCGAGGTCATGCTTAGTACTTGATCCTCTGTAAACCCACGGTTTGATAGAAATTTGTCTAACTCATTAATAGTACCGGCATTGAAGCCATCACGAGTACTTGCCATCTCTTTAAAGATGTTCTCGATAGTTTTTGCGTTTGTTTCACGCATAGAATTTGATGTTTCACGTAAAATATCATCAGCTAATTCTGCGTCTTTTTTAGCTTGGATATAACGCGAGTGAAATTGGTCATATTGTTCTGGTGTAGCTTCGCGGCGTAATCCATCCCAACCGCCCAATTGTTTTAATGCACCATCTAAACGTTCCATTTCGATGTTTGCATTGAACTTGACAGCCTCAGACCGTTCAACTGCTTTGGTCAGTTCTGCTTCAAGTGCTTTACGCTGAGTTGCAATCTCTTGCGTCTTCTTGGTAAATGCCGCTTGTCGCATGTACCCACTTTTGAGTTCACTACCCTTTACGGTAACTTCCTCACCGTCGATAGTAAGTGTGAAGTCATGATCATCAATGTTGTTGGCCTCAGTACTATCAGTACTGTCATCATCGCTTTCATGTTCTTCATCATCGCTATCTGCGGTTGACTCTTCTTCTGCTTCATATTCGTCTTCATCGTCATGAGTACTTTCTTCAGTAGTTGATTCGTCGGTGTCAAGTTCCTCTTTTTCTACATCATGAGATTGTTCCGCTGGGGAGTCTGCTGGCGATTCAGAATCTAAGAAACTTAGAATTTCGTTTGTTGTTTCGGACATAAGTATTCCTCACTATGCATAGTGATAAAGGTTATATTTGTAAGATGTGTTATTTCAGTTATTACGTATTAGTAGTCTGATACATCTATGGGTTTGGAAAGTATATGTTTTTGTTTTGCTGCACTGAATGTAAGTGCGTTAATCTTTCCAATAATGCGTTGTAATGCCTGATACTCATAGTGAGAAATCACAGCATCATCAGGGGACTTTTTAATCCCTGATATAATATCTTCTTCGACTTGCACAAGAATCGCTTTGAATACTGGATTGTTCAAACACTCTGAACGCAAGGATTCAAACTTCTTTAGTACTTCATTGTCATTCATTCATTCATGCACTCCATAAATTAACCCCGTATTTCAGTACGGGTTCCATTTAGTGGACTACTTTACTCAACTTCAGATACAGAAATCACAGCACTTGTATAGCTGATATTCTTGATAAAAATATTTCCAGTACTGGATACCGTAATTGAATATGGCGTTACAAGTTCAAAACCATCGTGTGATGTACTTGAGGTTGTTCTGATAACGATCTTTGCAGTCGATTTGTTTTGTACTAACAGTGCTTTCCCTACTGAGTCAGGGAAAACTGCATATAGGGAGATTTCACCATCAGCGGGGATAGTGTAATCAGGGTAAGTAGTTTTCATTGTTATTCCTTATTTTATTATTGTGGGTCTACCTGGAAGTACGAACTGTCACTTGCTTCTGCACCTCTGAACTTAGCTTTAACGCCAATACGGGTATTGCCAGCAGTGACGCCTGTAGCAAGGCCAGTACTGCTGATAGTGGCAATGGAGGGATCATTGCTGAAGAATTCAAGTACCAGTTCTGGATGAGTAGCAGCCTCAGAAGGACTGATTGTGTACGTGAGCTGGTAGGTTTGGCCAACTTTGATAGTACTGGTACTGTCTGTGTAAGCTGATAGCGTTGACGTGACCACGCCTGAGCTATCCGTAACAGTACTGCCATCGGTGTTAGTCAAGGTGACAGCTATGCTTACCCCGCTACCATCTTTCAGTACTGTCCATGTACTATCCGCATTGATCTGCACAACGGTACTATCTGTAGATGAATACTGTGCTGTGTAGCCTGTAGAGGCTTCTGGATTCGTCGTGAAAGGTACTTGAGGGTTTGTACTACCTACGATAGCCAAACCTACAGAGCTAAGGTATACGGCCTCTGCGGGTACTACTGGTGAAGTAGTACTGTCAGTTTTGAGGATACCAATAAAAGCGGTTCTGTACGTCTTATTGGTGAGATATACGGTTACGTCCTGATCTACAACTAAGGTTTCCCCTACCTGTAATTCATATCCCTGCATTGTATTATTTGAAGCACTTATTAGTACTGGAGCCGTTTTAGGCTGAATCATATATGGTGCAGTTTGATTTAGCTCCTGAGTACTATTAGGTGCTAATGAAATGTCGCTTAATGTTTCGGACATTATTAACTCCTGTAATTTTAGGGGAAATCCATTCCCCCTTTAAATTGATGTGAAAATATTATTTCCAGATTTAATTTCAGCCTGAGCCATTTCTTCTTTAAGAGCTTCTTCTTTCTCAAGTAGTGCCTGCTTATCAGCCATGTTCTGCAACTTGCCATCGGTTTCATCCTGCTTGCGGATCTGCTCATGTGCCATGTTTTGCATGTCTGCCTGAGCTTGCTGCTCCTGAAGCACAACCTTACGTTCATCCAGTTCAAGCTGCTTCTGTGCCATGTTGTTAGCAGTACTCTGTAGTACCTGATTCTGGTCTGAAAGCTGTTGTAGCTGTTGAGTCATCTGCTGCATTTGCTGCTGTAGCTGTGATAGCTGCTGGGTAAGCTGATCTTTCTGCTGAATGGTCTGATCATCGTTCATGTAGTACTGAGCATCGGCAATATCCATGAGTTCATAACTCTTCACCATTGCGGCACGGATGTTACTTGCACTGGCTAACTTAGCGAGTTCAGTACCTGGTGCAGCCGTTGCAAGAACTTGAGCGAGATTGCCGTACTTCTGGCTTTGTTCGAGCTTGGCAGTAGTACCCAATGGTGTCTTGATACGCACATTACGTAGTTCAGGCCATTCGTTAGGGTTGATGGTGAATTCCTCACCGTCTACCTGTAGATCCCAAGTACTGAAGTTTTCACGCAACATGTTATAGAGTACTTTCACCAATGGGATGATCGCACCGTTGAGTAGTGTGTTGATTACACTCTTCTGTACTAACTGACCTTCTGACAAAATCATTGCAGCACTTTGAGTACTGGAACCTGCTGCAAGTGCTTCACCAAGCATCCCCTGACCAACAAACGACATACCAGTACCGGATTCACGCATGGTATCGAGCATCTGTAGTAGTCCGGCTGAATCTCCCATCAATGCGGATAGTTGGATAGGATTGATCGTGCCTGGATTTTTTACGGCGATTCCGGTTCCCGGTGCTGTGTTAAAAATATCACGTACATTGTGAAGCTGTTCAGGGTTGTACTCAAAGCGTGGACGGCTTGCCATTTCGTTGTACACGAACTGCTGGCGTAATAGTCCAGTACGGGCACTCTGAATAGATTTGGTTAGGTCAACCATGCCCTCACCCCAAAACATATGAGGTCTTGGAATTGGTGAAGTACCGCAATATGGTACTTCATCTGTTTCCTGGTACGCTAAAAGTACGCCTTCGCAATAAAATACCTGATAGAGTTTGGATACCGCTATTTCTTTATCAGTACCTACAGTTTCTTCTACAGATGATTTGATATATAACTCATATAGCTCTACTTCACGTTGTGAGTTATCAAGAGATTCATCATCATTATCCAGTACTAAACCGGATTTACGGGATAGTGATGCAATATTACTATCTGCATCGTCATCATTACACTTCTCCCAAACTTCCAGTACCTTATCTTCATCAATACCCATTTCTAATAGAGTACTGATAGTAGTCATCGCTTTATGACCAACAATTCGAGCATCTTTAATACCACGTGCATCTTTGTTGATAATGAAGTTTTCAGCAGGCACGGCTTCAATTTTAATTGTTTTAACTTTTGAGACTAAAACAAAGTAGCCAGTATAAAGCGTCTGTTCCATGACAGTACTGATACCTGTCACATCCATCTGTCCGAGTAAAGATGTTGGTTCGATTGGCATATCATGGCTGATCTGTTCGTCTTTCTTGTCAGTAACGATAACCTCTACTGATTCGTACTGATCATCAGACTCAAGCTGAGCCTGTCTGAACTGAATCACATCTGGTGTTAGTTCTGTGAAGAATTCTTTTTCAATCTTGTCCTCTTCACGAATGATTGGACGCATGACAGAGGCACTACTTACCATCGCATCTTTGAAAAACGCATGGTACAGGGTTTGCCTGTCGTTATCGCTATCCAGTACATCATTAAGTACTTGATTGATCACCTTCAAAGTTACTGGAGACATTACACCATCAGGTACTACCTCAAGTGACTCACCACTACTGAAAGCATCCATACACGCAGCTACATAATGTTCTACTGTCGCATTACAGGTATTGTCTACAAACGATGGTTCACCTTCACGCTTCTTGGGCAATGTACCGTTATAGAATCCCCAATTTTCAGTAATCTTTGGGCGAATCGTTTCTTCAAGGTACTCTTCACAATCATCTACATCTGAACGTACTTGTTTAAGTAGTGCTTCCTCAAAAGCTTCTAACTTATCTGAAGATAGATCAGGGGTTCGACCTGAAGTTAGGTCTGTATATTTAAAATCCATTTTAATTATTTCTCCGTTAGTAAGTATCGTATATATTTGTGTACTTACTCCATTCATTAGCACTGATTACTTTGTTAGTACCTTTTGTTTCGTGATCGTATTCAGATACGCCAAACTTATTGATTGCCATGATGTTATATCTAAAGCTATCAATGAAATGGTTATCTTTGTCGATAAAGTTTCCGTCTTCATCATATGAGTACAGGCTGAATTCTTTTAAAAAACCCGTGCATTTAGGATGTACTTTAAGTTTGCCCGATAGCATTAACTCACGCATGAACATAATGCCGGATTTTACGGTACGGTCTTTGCCTGTAGGATCAAAGTACCAGTTACGTGCATATTCCCTTGTTAGTACTAAACCTGCTCCTTCAAAGATAGATTGGTATGTTGCTCCTAATCCCCTTTCAGCCTTGGCATCAGTAGGTAGGATCATTGGTATATATCCGTGCTGCATTGGACGTACACCGGCTGCACAAATTATTGCATCGGTCTTTGTATATGAAAGTTCGTCATAGAGGTAGTAAGTACCGCTATCGGGGTCGTACGCAATGAAGCTGAATACCATATCATCTGAATAGCCTAAATCGGCTGCTGCCATACGTTTCCAGTACTTACCGATCTGGAATGTGTTATCAAGTAGGCTTTCTTTTAGGATACCTGCGAATACTGCACCACTACCCGCACTTGGGATGCCTTCGATACTGAACTGTCTGGCCCAAGGTTCGATCTGCTCATTCATCTTCACCTTTTCTTCATCGGTGAATCTATCACTGTCCCATAGCGTTACGTGTACCAATCCGCTGTGGTGAGTACCGTCTTCTTCCCAGAACTGTTTGATTACTTCATCGAGTCCTTTCTCTGGTGTTGCTACATAAAGAACTCGACCGCGTGAAGTCCATGTACGCTTCTTAACCTGGCTGAAAATGTCTTCAGGTACTTGTTCATCAAGTAACGCAAAATCGATTTCCATACCCATTAGAGTACCAACGCCAGCACTGTACACATCAAAAGTGATACGGCTTTCACCGTCACATACACCTGCTGCATCGTAGTGCTTCACGTATACAGTACTGACTGTGTTCTGAAGTCCTGTCTTGGGGATTAGCTTTACAATGTCTTGTCTTGGTATCCAGCCAGTACCACGCCTATCAGCCGTACCTAAGATGCACTCTGCGGTACATTTAGGCCGGTTGATCTGGCTCCAGTCCCAACCGAGTACCAGTACGTTTACTGGTTTGGTATAGCGGTGTCCTGTCCATCCTTTAGGGTATCGGCCTGTAGCGTGAATGACGGTTTCATAAGTACCGAAGTATGTTTTTCCGAGGCGGTTTCCTGCACAGACCATCCTAAAATCTTCAGTACTGCCTAACGTGATCGCGTCAACCTGCCACTGGTCGGGTTCAAAGAACTCAAGCTTGTTGTATTCCCTGTAATCCTTACAGGCTTGCAGATAGTTCAGTACTGATAGTTGTTCATCTTTAGTTAGAGTACTGACATATGCCGGTATATCTTGAATATGATCCAATAGGGTTAAATCCATTTAACGCCCCTTTTATTTTTTATCTAATAATTTCTTAATTGCGTCCTCAACGTTGTTAGGTTCAATTGTGTTATTAATTTCTACGTTTGAACGTAAACTTTTTGCAAAGTATGGAGCAGCAGCATTAACCGATTTTAATGCACGCTGGAATGATCGCTCGTACTCTTCGCTATGTAAGTCATGTGTCTTTAAAGTACTTGCAAGGTCTTCATAAGCATCATTAGCAATAAGGAATAATATTTCAGCGATATTCTTATATCCTTCCTGCTCATAACGGGCTTGCATCTGTAACGTATCTTCATTGAGTTTCGGTGAGAGGCGTGCTTTACGTGCTTTGCTTCTGTCCTGTACATAGGTAGTACGTTTCTTTTTATTTTCTTCTGCCATGATTAGTACCCTTCTTTGAAGGAATACCCATGCACGTTTAACCAGGTTTTACCGATAATACTTTGTGCAGCCTCGGCTGGAATTCCAATAGTCTTACAGTACTGTTCCAGTGCGGAGAGAGGTACTACCTGAATGACTTCATAGTTCTTGATTACGGATACTACATCTTCACCTTCGATTGGTTTAGTACTGACACTGTTCACAGCATCAACTACATCAGCAAGCGACTGATGAAACTTGATTTGTAGATCTGATTTGAGGTTCTTGAGTGAGCGAGATTTTACTAATGTTGTGATGCCTAAAGTATTGGCATAATCGAGTACTTCATCTTTAGTACTCAACGCGTTTAGATATTCCTTATCCATATTATTATCCTGTTATTGAAATGTTCAATACTGCATCCCTGTGAGTTAAATTGTGCAGAACCAAACTGGTGCATGTAATTTTAATTTCATCGAGTACTTCAATTGATCCTTTAGTGAGATCATCGCTGATAAGTACTGTGACACCTGATTTATTCTGAATAACCAGAGTTTGAGTATCTGATAGTGAAAGTACTGAAAACACGTTCACAGTACTCTCTTTGGGAACGGTAATATCAGTAGATACTTTCAAATTGATAAACCGCTGCTTAATGATTGATGTGTCCATGTGAGTTCTCCTTTTCATCTAATCCATTAAGTGGGCGGCTTTACTTACATATAGGCGTTGTATGCAGTCTTTAGATCTTCTTCCCAGGTATCCCACGTATCTTCTGTAGGTACAAGCTTCAGTTCGTCTGGTACTGCTTCTGGCGGTATGCCATCCAGTAACTGATCTTTGAGGTTTTCGAAGTACTTACTCTTTGCTACAGCCAGTAGTGAGTTGGTTACTGCTGTCTTGGTACTTTCAATGTTGTTGGGATGTACGCCTACGGAGTCGTGAATGTAGGCCATATCTGCTTCTAACATACCGTGTTTGATGAGGTGCAGTAGTGCAGCATCGGCACTGTGTATGATGGATGGTACTGAGCTACTGGTAGTCTTGCGTTTGTTGGTAGTACTGGTCTTCTTGTTGATACGGCTGGTTAGCGTCTTCCCATGTACCTTGTAGCTTAGAGAGATCGATTCCTCTTCATAGACTCTGAGCACTACCGGGAAGTTATTAAGCGGGTTCACGTACTCAATTACATCTTTATGCTTTAGTACAAACGCCAGCAATTTACGAAAGTACCCAAGGAATTTCATAGCACTTGGTACACCTTCTTCCATTGACCAGAAGATCATGTTTGTCATCATGGTAATTTCTGAGGGGGTAAGTGAATAGATAAAGCCATCCTCAAAACTTTTAAGCTGGCTTATTACGTCTTGTCTTGATGTTCTTTGAGTACCGCCATAGTTAGTGATTACCATTACCGACTTTTTGAAAGTTTTACGTGCAAAAACTTCATCGGCATGTTCAGTCATTTTAATGCACAAGTCACGTTGAGCGATTAAAGTACTCAATGTCTGTTCTACTGATAGTTTTTTATTACGGCAAGATTCGATTAATTTTAATTGCAGGTGATTAATGTCCATGTAACCCATCCTTAGTTATGAATGGGGAACTATCCTTAGCTCCCCATATAGTTTAGCTTTTCTGGCTCGTGTATTTGGTAATAAGCTCTTAGCATTGTATTTATCTCATCATCGCTTTGAGCGGCGATTTCAGTACACATAGCTTTGCAGGTATCCGCTACGGCTTTGTATGCATCAGGCAGTTCATCAGTACTGTTAGGTAACAGATTCGTTAGCCCCGCTGCCTTGGAACATTTCTGTACTAACGCCTGTATCTGGATTGCAGAACTGGTAGCGTCGATGTAGGCGAGTATGCCGGTCTTATAGGTACTGTCTTTGTTGTGCATATAGAGTGTGTACATGATGTTCAGTGCCTGAAGTACTTCATCCTCATCAAGCAAATCAATCACACTGTAATCACTGTGTTCGATGCACTTTGTGAATGCCTCATGTAGCTCATGTACGCGGTTATAACGGGCTTTGGTATTCTTCTTACTGAATCCCTCAATCATGCCACCAAGCAGTACCTGGAGCGGGTATACGCCGCTATCGGTTAGCCTTTCAATACTGAACGATCTAACCAGTACTTTAGCGAGTGAGTTACCCTGGAATGACAGAGACGTATTGTAGGTATAGACACGGCCACGGTTATCACAGAACACAGGGTGATAATACTTCTCGTACTGGCTGTAGAAATCAGCATCCGTTAACGTCTGTTCCCATCCCCGTGCTTTACCTATTGTACTGGTAGCGTTCACCAGTTCTTCGCTGAGTTTGTCGATCTCATCATTAGCGTTAAGTGCATCAATAATGTATTGCGTCTTCTCATCCTCATCTTTCGTTTGAGTACTGAGATAGTTACTGGTTTTCGCTGTCTTCTGAAGCTTTGCAATCTGAGCATTGATCTCTTTGGTCTGCTTGTTAAGTGCAACCTGCATCTTCTTGATATTGTTATTGAAGTACTTCATTACTGATGGATGTTTGCATTGCTTCATCCATTCAAGGAATTCAGTGTTAACAGCCCATTCAGTACCTTGCATTTTGTTGATGGTATCGAAGAACATTTTGCCTTCGTTGTCACTTGTAAACTTGTACTGTCTTACTTCAGCCCACTCAGGATTTTTGAGTACTGGAGATTTAATTTCCAGATACCCGCCATCGTGATCGAGTAGGTTGCTATGAGGTAGCGGCGGAACAAGCATAGGTTTATATGCCGCATGGCTTTCTTCAATAGTATTCAGTAGTTCTTCTTTGCTGATCTGTAGGGTACTGAACTCTGGTTTTATCTTGATGATAATCCCATCAGGTAGATTCTCTGTTTCAAAGTACTTACAGTAATTGGTTGCAACGTAAATTCTAACCAGTTGAATTACGCCCGTTAGAGCATCATCAGAAGCTTCACCAAAGAAGTTGTAGCTTTGCATATAATAGTTGGCGATCTTCCTACAAAAGACAGTCAGTACAATATTCTCTCTTACCATTAACTTCGTTAGTTCTTTTGTAATGAAGTAAGCCAGTAAAGTAATTGGGTTTTCATAACGAGGTACAAACAAAGAGTACTTCGCCGCGTTTGTCATATCCTTCTGGTACATCAAAGACTGCTGTTCAATTAGAGCTGTATAGAACTTAGATTTACGTGCCTTCTTTAATTCGCTTTCAATAGATTCATACAGAAAGGATTGTACGGTACTAAGTGTTTCAAGGAAAAATTGCTTTCCTCTTGGTAAGTCCAGTACTGAACCGTTTCCTTTTGCTGCCCTTTCATAACTACCTGAAGCTTGAAGTAGATCTTTCTCATACCCTTGCATCAGTAACTTTCTCTCAAGTTCCCTTTGTAGTTCTTCCATATCAGTTGTAATCCATGTAAAAGTTGTAGTTGTGAACTGCTTCGTCATTCCATCCTAATTCTCCTGTTAATTCATCATTACTGTCAGGTAGGTAGTATGTATCTTCAAAATCATCTTCGTACTCGTATTCATCCATTTTATAAACTCCGTTTGTTATTTTAATATCACGGAGTATTTATCAATTCCTTTAGGTTATGAGTGTAAAAGAAACGAAACCCGTTTTTAGCAGCCCATTCTTCTTGTGTCTGCTTAGTACCATCTTTTCGTTTTTTGGCATTAGGCATTGGCGTATTAGCTTTCATGAATACAAATACAATTTCATGGTTAGCAGGAAGTACCTCACGTACATGTTTGTATTTGGCGGCTTCAGTACTGGTACGGAATCTGCCCTTTGATTCAATGAGGTAAGTTTTAGTATCAGTGCAGTACTTGAAATCTGGCTCGTATCGGGAAGGTATTGTGTACTGGATAGTATTTTCAGGATGGTACTCTAACTGCGGAAACTGCTTATCTATTTGTTGTTCGAATTTCGAATCATACTTTTTTGTCATATTCCCTAATTCCTTTTATGGTTTGTATTAGTGCATCATTCCGTGAGGCACATTCGTTATAGAGGCTCTGGTACTCAATCAGGGCTTGCATGAGGGCTTTACCGGTAGTATCTGTAGGTATAGGTGTATCTGTACTGCATGGCTGTAGAAGTGCTTGCTGTTCGATTACAGGGGCTACTTGTACTGGATTGCTACAGGCAGTCAGTAGTAGAGCAACGCCGATGAGAGCAGCCTTAAGGCTTCTTATTACGTAGTGCATTACTTACCTCCTTGTACTGCTTCAATAGCTCTATGCCGTCTTGGTCAATACATTGCTGTGAGTAGATAGGCCGTTCAATGATCGCCTGTGACTCCTTGAGTACTTTGAATTCCTGATCCTTCAACTCATTGAGCTTCGCTGTTAATTGTTCTGCTTGTTTGTACTGCATATCACTGATCTCATTTTTAATAGATGCAGTGACGTTTTTTTCGAGGTTCATTTCATAACCTGTGTAGTACGTATTTGCTTTCCATCCAGAAAAGACAGAAAGCAGTACTACTAAAATCACTGCTTTGTAAGAAGCCATAGTTATTCCTTAGTACTTTCTTGGGAGTACTTTTATGTATGTGTTGATGTAGTCAATGAAGCATAAAAGATCCCTTACAAGTATTCTCAACCACTCAGTATCCATTCCATTTACAGTCATGAATTGGAATTCAAATCCTTCCCATTCGTCCTGATCATGTACTGGTATCTCAAGTATGTTAGTACTGAGTACATCTGGTTCTTCCCCTCTTCTTCTGATTTTTTCTATGTAGAGAGATCCATAACTTGCATGACAAACCACATATATAAGTCCTTTGTTCATAGTAATGAGTTGGGTTTTACTTTCGTAAGTGAAGTACCCATTACTAACTGAAATTTCTAATTGTCCCATTTGTTGCTCCTTGAATTATTTAGTCCATTAAGTAGGAGTCTTTACTGAAGTAACTGAGAAAGGAAAGTAAGGGCTTAAACAGCTTTGAAGTACTAATTCAGTGAGTTCAACACGAACACACAAGGCGAAGCCGCGTAGTTACTCAAGAAGACGACAGGCCAAATCAGTATGAGGGTTTTGAAGTAATTCAGTTCTGTACTCAAAGAAAAAAAGAAAAACCCACATCGGGGATGACAGTTTCCTTCGAAGAAGGGAACGGGAATCGCAGATTACTGATTTATATGTAGTGACGACTTCAGGAGGAACTACATATGAGCATGGCGACACAGGAGCACATGCGTTAAGCAGCCGCAGGCAGTACTTCCATTATATTCTAATATTGTTGGATTAATTCGGGACACCCATGAAAATGATCATAAAAAGTACACTTAACTCGTAAAATGAGCAAAAATAGACTGAAAAACACACAAAAGTCATGCTCTAACCCTATTAAATCCAGAAAATGACCCGATTTATTCCGGTCAGCCCCGATTTATTCCGGTGATTTTCCGTATTTAATCGGGACATTTTCAATAAGTCGCTTCTTAGTCCTGCCATACAAAATTATCCAAATTATTACTACCGAAGTACACCACGATAAAATTAAACTTTTTTCGCAAAAAACTTTTTATTACACATCACTTTAAAAATAAAACACTAAATACTACGTATTATAAAAACAAGAAGCGAATCACAAAAATAAAACGATTTAAACTCTTGTGGTATAATATAGGTAAGCAAAAAGTTTAGTGATGAATTCTGATTGTGGTCTTTTTAGTCATAAGAAACCCCGTTCATGAGGCGGGGTTTCTTTATGCAAAATTAATCATAGAATTTGTCGACAAAAGGAAATTAAATGAAAGAGAATAAAGAACATAGAGTAACAGTACGTATTTCTGACACTCAGAACAAACTAATTGAAAAGCTAATAGCTGATGGTACTTGCAAGACTCCATCAGCAGCAGTTCAGTACATATTAAACATAGCAATTTTAAAAGGAATTATAGACTAACATCATCACAAAGTTAGTATAGTTTAAACGGAAATAAAAAATGACTAAAAAGAAAAATCCAGAAGACCTAAAGAAACGTGGGCGTCCAACTGATGAATATGACAATGGTGATCTAAGTGCTCACTTAGCAGGTATTGTACATCTGAAAGATTTGACATTCGAAGCACAAACTATCATTCGTAAGACTGTTAAAGAATTTAATGATAAAACAAACAGTGATCGTGCTTATGATACTAAGAGCATCTTGTTCTTGGTAGTTCGCCTAAGCCGTGTAACTACAGCAAGTGTAAAACAAACTATCGATTCATCTGACAAATTTGATTGTTCAGATTATGGTAAGACAAGCGTTAATAATTACAAGCAAGTACTGGTTGCGGTTGCTAAACGTTTAAGTGAGCTAAAAGAAAAAAAAGGTACAATCAGAAAAGATCAACGTAATGGTGAAGAGTACTATTCTGATAGTCAACTATTGAAGCTAATATCACTTATGGAAGAAGGCGGTAGTGTAAGTGCTATCGATATAATGATTGAAAAATTAAAAAATGAAATCAAGGGCAATTAAAAATTCGAGCACACACAAAGAAATAAAAACTATTAACCAAAAAAACATCAAATATTAATTCTATTTGCGGCACTTCATGGATGACTTGCCATAAATAGTACAGAAGATTAAAACATAACTATGAAAAGGATTTCATATGAAAAGAAAACTCACCCTTCGTGATAAAGCAGTACGTGCATATAACTCTATGGTACTTCGCTGCAAAGCTAATAAGAACTATCAGCACATTGCTATTGATACTGCATGGATCAACAACCGTGAATTATACATTGCTAATTTCATGCAGGGCTACAAACCAAATTGGCATTTAGATAAAGATTTAAAAGTACCCTACTCTTTTCTTTATAGTGCTGAAACCTGTATGTTCGTTCCAGCACACATCAATAATATATTACGTGGCAAAAAGTCAAACAGTCGTGGTAATGCTGATAACTCTGTAGTACTTCCGTTAGGTGTTAGCATTTCAAGAAGTAGTAAAAATCCTTACCAGGCACATTGTAAAATTAATGGAAAGCAAACCCACTTAGGATTATTCAGTACTCCAGAAAAGGCACATCGTGCATGGCAATTAGGTAAGATTGATCAGTTACAGTACGCACTTATGGATACAGAATTAACCTCAGAAATTATTGAAGCTTTGGAACAATGGATTAATATCATTATCAGTGATGTTGAAGCAGGACGTGAAACTAAATTAGATTAAAAAGAAGCCAGTACTTTGCAGTACTGGCTTAGTGTTAATCTTCCCACCATCTTAGTTCTTTTCTATCTATCGTACCGTTGTTGATTGACTCTTCTAAGTACATCAATAAATCCATTGAACTTTTACTAAACTCAGGGGTTTGTTTTTCTGTACCGGTGTAGTGTTCACGATACTCAATTAGCTTGTTCAAAAGTTTATGCCTGATCTTAACATTCATGATTAGCTCATTAATGTAATATTCCCGATCTTTATCAATCATTTCTTACTCCAAAGCAGCATAGGATCAATATCCGGATAGCCGTTCAGCCTCATGAGCTCTTGTGCCGATTTGAAACTTTGACTCAAAAGAAATGCTGAAAAACCCTCCATTTTTTGTCCTTCAATTTCTTCATAAAAGTAACGCTCCTGCTTTTTCTTGATGTTCCTTATTCTGCCTACTCTGGTAACGTATTCTATACCTCGTGCCTCATACCTTGATGAAATCACTTCTTCTATCTCTGGCTTTTCCTCGCCAGCACGATAAATCACTTCAGTATCGTTACCTATATCAAACGTAATTGTTATTTTTCTATCTGCTTTGTTTACCCTAATCCCCTTAATGAACTCCCTGATGACTTCTCGTAACTTTGGTCTTGAGGGATGTTCTATATCTTTCAGTACTTCATAAGGGGTTTCATCTAAAAATTGACTGATAGTGTCAAATGTTACATCGCCCGTTTTTGAATTAACTGCACGCTTACTTGAAACTTTCGCTTGCTCTAACTGTAAAATATCCCTGTTAGCCTTATGGAACTGAAGAAGTGCTATAACTTCATCAATATTACCTGTAACTGTAATTGCTTGCGTTAGCTTGCTAATGTTTTCGGTTTCGGCTGCTATTTTTTCTTGAATTATTTCAAGCTGCTTTTCATAGTCGTCTTGGGCAATCCGCCCTTTAACTGCTGTCTCTGAAAATGCAATCAGCAATACTTGTACTGAACAGTACTCTACAACATCGGAAACAGACCAAACCTTACAGTCCGTTTTGACGTTCTGAGCACCGTCACAAACATACCTGATTTTATCGCCCTGCCGCATGGAATTCATAGTGCATCCACAATGACCGCATCTAATGAGTTTCATCCCTGCAAGTAGGTTCACAGTGTTTGGCTTTTTTTTATTTGTTATGTATGAGTTATGTTTACCAACATCATTCATTATTGCCCATTCATCATCAGTACATAACCTAGGATAGTAACCAGTAAATGTATAGGTTTTCACCTTGTCAGGGTTATCATGCTCATCTCTGTCTTTAATATTAATTATTCTCGTACCTAACACTGCTACGTTAGTTCTGAGTTTTCTCACATTGGGTACTGTCCAAATTTTCTTCGGACTTGGATACATGTTCGGATATTTTGCATTGAGATGGTTGCATACACTCCAAACTGATGTTCCATCTAAAAACATCTCGATAGCTTCACGGGCAACATTCCATAGTACTGGATGCTTTTTCACCCCTTCATGACTTGGCCCGGTATCGTCTATCCAGAAAGGATGATTACCAACTGATTTTACGACTACTTTTTTACCTTTGATAAAATCTTCATACAAGGCTTCAACATTACCTAATACGCGAGTTCTTTTAGTCTCTGATTCTTCATTGGCACGAACAAAGACCATCACTGTCATGAACAATTCATGAGGGTTTTTGTTCAGGTATTCTCTTGTGTAAATCTTTTCGCCATCCATCCCTGCAACGACAGTGATCCCAAGATTTATTAAGGTAAGAAGCAATTCTTGTGCGTCTGTGACCTTGCCTCTATGAAGGCGGTCAAGGTTTTCCGTATAAAGCCAAGCAGTATTTTCGATTGCACCCTGTTTTACTGCCTCAATGAAGGAACCAAGTGCGGCGGTAGGGAGTAGGTTTTTTCCGGCAAATGCCGATACCCCACGGTCAAAAATTTCTACCATCTCTAAGTTGTTCTTTTCAGCAAAAGCTTTGGCTTTAGCTGTTTGCCGCTTCAATGAGGTTCCGTTTGCCTGACGCGGTGTTGACCAGCGTATGTAGGAAAACATTCTTTGTTTCACAGTAACCCTTAATTAGGACAAAAAATTATTTGTGTACCTTAACACATAGGGTTGCCCGGATGGCTGATGATATGAACCAGCCCGCCCGCCATGGCGGCGATCATCGCGTCTGTGTGATGCTTTCTGTCGCGCGGCGCATAAACCGGCTCATGAAAACCGGCGACGATTAAATCCAATGCATCGAGCATCGGGCCGGAACAGTCGATCTCGCCCTGCTGGTTTTTAATGTTGGCTTCGATACCGCGCAGAATCCCCACGCCGTCGATGACGCGCGGCCAGACGCGCATGTTAATGAAGTGCCAGTGGTGCGGCGCATCAGCCATATCGGGGCCGTGGTCGGTAATGGCAAACAGCTTCATGCCGGTTTGTTTCGCCTGGGTCACGTAGTCGTGCAACGTGCTGTAAGCATGCGTGCTGGCGATGGTGTGCATATGCAGATCTACCGGATACATCCTCTTCTCCTGCTGAGTGCCCCTGCCGGGGCCGGTTCATTAATAACCGCGCTGACGGTCAACCCTGCCCTGC